TGCCATACAGTTCCATCAAAACATTCCATGTATTGAAGTTCAGTGTTCCAGCGTGTTTCGCCTTGCTCAACACCCGGACGCTCTGCATTTGTACCTGCCGGAATCGTCATAGCGTTTGTGTCGTCTACTACTAAGTATCCGGTGCCTGTCATAGTAAACCGAATAGGAGAATTTAACAGATTAGTTATGATATCGCTTAATCCGCTAACTGACTCTGGCTCTGGAGAAAAGTTTGATGTTAATCGTAATTGTTCAAGTCGAATAACATCTGTGGCTCCATAAAATTCAAGATCGTCATTGCTTTGTATTGTGCTGATTGTGTTGCCCTGAAAGCGGGTTTGATCGCTGATAAACAAAGTTGTTATTGTAGCCGAAGAAGTATTAAAACTACCGTTGATCCAAAAATTTCTCCAAGTTTTTGAAGGTGTTCCTAGGTCATAAAGAATATCGTCTCCGGGAACAATAGTTTGTGTAAAATCTGTGTTAACGGTTAGTGTATCAACTACATTATTGCCTATGGTTAATACGCCGCCTAGGGTGACATTACTATTAGATCTTATATTACCGTTTACAACCACGTTTCCGTTAACTGATGAAGTACTGTTCATTAGTACTTTTCCCGAACCAGACGGATCCATGTCAATATTTCCGTTTGTATTGGTTACACGTAGGAAATTATCTTTAATACGGATATTAGCATTGGTGGTATCACCATATTGAATATAAGCATTATTGCCCGTTGGTTGTATAATAATTGGACCTGTAGTAGATCCCACAGTATTTGTAGAGTTAATTATTAAATTACCAACTTTGGCTGTAGTACCAGTGGCTATTAAATCTCCGTCAATATAGGTCTTTCCTATGACGTTTAGATCTCTAACTGGAGCATCAGTATTGTTACCTATTCTTCGATTATTAACATCTAAGAATAATAAATCAGTGTCGAAGGCAAGATCAACCTCATCTCGAATGAGATTGTCTTTGAGTAACGGTCCTGAAATTCGCCCCAATTGTGACATATTAGTTTGCGTATCCGAAGTATACTGTAATATATTTGTCTAGTGGCACTGGGCTGGTAAACTCAATATATGTGCCTAGGCCGCCCGAGCCGTTGTAGTTGTAAAGAAGATTAAAGTTAGTATCAGAAATCTGCATGACATTTTCAACTAACACAATAATGTTATCTTCTGCACTAGGTGTTTGTACTAGAGGTCCAAATTTAGTTTCTGTATAATCGCCAGGTCCTAGTGTTTGTTTAGTAATCGTTGATGCACCTGGTGCTCTTACTACTTCCCAAACACCGTTGATATATGCTTCTATAGAATTTGTAGTTGTATTATATCTGATATAACCGTTGGCACCGTTAGGAGTTCTTACACCAGAAACTTGAGGCCTTTCTGATGTAGATCCTTTTGGTAATCTCAAACCACCTGTTAAGTCCATAACTGCACGACCATAGTGATTAGTAAACAAAGTGTTATCACTAGGACTAAATTTTGACAATGATCGTTGTTTAAGAAATCTCATACTGCTAATGCACTCACAGTTATACTTAAAAGATTTGCTGCGCTAGATGTTGCTCTAATCTGATCACCGGAATCTAGAACAATTCTTTCGTCGTTAAAAAATACAGTTTCTCCTGCCGGTACGGTAAGATTGCTCACTACGGTATTTGTAGCGTTACTTACTCCGCCGCTTTTAACAAGATTAATCGTTATATTAGAACTATTAACTGTTTCGTCGGTTAAGTTTGGAGCACCTGTGTTACAGATTGCTATGGTTGTGATAGCATTAGTTTGACCAGTTACTGCACCGCCAATTGGAGCACCTGTGCTGCTGCTGGTAAAAACTAGCGTATCGCTTGTGGTTGTTAAACGTGTGCTGTAGATCATCTTTTATCTCTTAAAATAGCATACTGAATACTAATGCTTTGTTTTTACTAATAAATTCACCATTCTTTGATGTATTTACAAAGAACAAACCGGTGGCTCCTGTATTTGGAGCAGCGGCGAATACAATGGTATTGTTTACCGCACTGGCTGGCGTTGATGCTATATGGTTTAATTGTAATCCGTAGGTAGTTTCAACTTTTCCTGTTCCGTTGGTTGTCAAAATTATATTTGAATTTGTGTCTTCATTGACAATGTTATTATCAAAAAAGGCTAAATCTTGTATCTTGGCTCTATTTGTATAGAATGTAGAATTAGGAATGTCGTTTACAATAATCGCGATTTCTGATTCTGTGACCGGAATGTTTAAAAAATCTCTATCGCCGGCCTGTAAATCACTAACGATAACTCTGCTAGGAGTTCCTGTGGGGTTTGAACCAGTCCTAGCATCTGAAATAATTTGACGTGCTGGTTGATTTTGAATAGCATCATCTACGTATTTTTTGTTAGGAATATCATCATCGTCTGTAATTTGATTTTCGTAATTTAAAGTTCCGAAAACTTTGATTACTCCTGTACCTGTACCTATTAAGGTAAGGTCGCCGCTGTCAACATCTGAATCTGTTGCAATAATCCTAGTCTTAATTTTTGAATCGCTGAAATTGTAACCGCTAATAGCATTGCCGTAGGCAAAACCCCAGGTGTCATCAGACTCATTATAGATAACAGCGGCTCTCGTTAGAGAGCCCCTGTCAACTTCAATACCAGAATAAATTAGTGTAACACCTGCTCCAGCCTCACCGTAATTAAGTGTAATAATATTATCATTGACCTGAAGGTTTTCGGCAGAAACCGTAAGAGTTTCGCCTTCGACTAAAAGGTTTCCGGTAACTCTAACATCGCCTACACCTGCACCAGTATCGAAGGTGATCCTACCACCTTCGGCAGTTTTAATATTGTAATCACCGTTAACTTGGAGAAACTGTCCCATTTAGATTCCTATTATAGAACTGCCGTAATTTGTGTTAATACTAAAATATCAGCAGAAGAGTCGTTTTCTATGCGCCAAGTATATTCTTTCTGATCATGGTTAGTAGAAGCATTTGAATCTTCACCATCCCAAAGACCTTCTGAATTGATCACTGGAACTGTCGGGAAACCAATTGCAACTCTGCGAGTAATTTTAGAAATTGCTACAGGTTGATTTGAATTACCGTTGGGATAACCTTCTATACGCATTTCTCCTGCTGCATTAGGAGTTGTATCAACTAATCTGCAGGTGAATCTTGTATTAGGAGATCCTACTCTTGCAACTACAAAAGTTCTTGCACCTCTTTGTTTGATAATGATTCCATCGGTTCTTAAAGTAGTACCGTCATGAAAATCTACTCTGATACCTGTTGTTGCACCGGCGCCTGTGCCGATAACAACATCACCGTTTACATCTTTATATAATGGACGTCCCATTTGTTTTCTCCTTATGTTGACGTTCTAGGTCTACGCAGCGGGTTACTGCATAAGTCCGGTCCTTCCGGCACTTTTTGATAGACTATGTATTTATGTTCTAGCCAATAGAGCCATCAACTCCATTTTATCTACCATAGATATAATTTCATTAATCCTGTCTAATTCGTGCTGTGCTTTTTCTAAATAGGCTCGTTTTTTAGTTTGTCTATAGTATACACCTGCTTGAGCAAAATTTTGAATATGTTCTTCAACCATATGTTTTATTCGTGCTACATCATGTGCAAACATAGGAAAGCGATCTTTATAAGCATCTATATGCTTTCTTAACGCAGGAAAATCACTGTCACTCTCAACTTTCATACAGATATTTAAGTCAAACAAAAAGGCTCCGAAGAGCCTTTTTGAAACTTATTAACCAGTTTACAATTAAGCAAACTTGAGGTTAGCAGTTGTAACAGCAACTTTAGCGAGGTAGTCCGCAGCGTTACCTAGAGATGATGCTGTGTTTGTTAACTCAACATATCCGTAACGTGTCATAAACGAAACTACTGGTTCGAAAGTTGATGGATCCAATACAACACCGCTTGACATCAATGGGATGTATGGGCAGTAGAATGCTGGAGCATCGCTTTCGCTTGAACCCTTATAACCAATAAGGATGTCATCGCTTGTAGCATAAGAGTTAACAAAAACTCTCATTGCGCCATTCAATGTACCAACAAACTTAGTGTTTGTAGGTGCTTCGAATGTACCTTCTGTTGTGCGAGCAAAAGCAGAAGTTGTTGCTGACTGTAGAATAGTCAATGTTGTTGGAGAAACAACTGCGTAGTTACCTGCACCGCGGCGTGTACGCTGAGCGATTAGGTTAGATGCGCGGTTGATTTGAACAGCCAAAGCAGCATGTTCGTCACCAACGAATGTAGCAGTTCCAGAAACAGCAGCCTGGTCGTATGTTAATACGGTACCAGCCAAGTTGTTTAGAGATCCGATGACTTCTTGATCGATTTCAGCGGTGATCTCTTGAGCTAAAGCAGCCATGATTTCTGCTTCGATGTCAATGCCTTGTTGGGCTTGTGCATCTTGAGCAGCCTCAAATGTCCAGCGAGCAGACAATTTACGTGTCTTTGCTTCAACTGTTTGTTTCAAGATTTGAATGCTAAGTTTGTTTCCAGCAACACCTTCTAGGGCCGATGTAGCAGCGGCTCTATCAGTAGCAGCGGAACCAGAATAGCCTTCAGCAATCTTGAATGGGCTTAGTGCCTCATCACCAGCAGTAGTATCAGTACCATTGGTGCTGTTGAAGTTATCAGCGTAACGTACTCTTAGAGTATGAATCTGACCAACTGGGCCTGTCATTGGTTGTACGCCAACTAGTTCATTAGCAATGACTGTGGGCATTACACGTCTGATCACAGGTAGGATCACACGATTTAGGGTTGCAACGTTACCGGCGGAAGTAGCACCAGCAGTGGCAGACTCAGACAAATACTTACGGGTATTTTCCAGAGTGGCCGCCATTACTGAACGCCTTGTACCTTGAAGGCCTTCTAATAGAGCCTCTTTAGTTTCCGACCAGCGTGACTCGAGTAATTGTGACATTATAGTTCTCCTTAAACTTTCAGTCCCGCAAGCCTGCGGATGTCAAAGATTTCGGCAGTTTTTTCATCACTGCCAGTGTGTTGTGCCTGCTTGTCGCCTGTTACTTCTTTTGCCTCTACTAATGCCTTTCTTGCCGGTACGCCACCATCCATTACGGCTGGTAAGTACTTGTCAAATGCCGAACGCAGTTTGTCTGTCTGAACTGATTCTAACAGTTCTTTCATTACCTGCTTTTTATCTCCGTTTAAAGGATTTAAAAGTTCGTTCATTACTTCTTTTCTTTGTGCTGAATCGCGAATAGTTTTAATTTCTCTTTCACGACTTTCAACTAACTGTTGAGTGTCTGCAACAATTTTTGCTGCCTCTTCGAGTTCTGCTTCTTTCTGCTTAACAACTTTTAATAGTTTAGCAGTTTCGCTTTTCTCATTGAGGTAACTTGCTGAGTACTCGCTAGCAAATGATTCAAATATTCTGCGACCAAAGTCGTTACGTCTAGCAGATTCAATATCTTCTTTGAGTTGATTAATTTCTTTTGTGAGATTTTTAGCAACTGTTTCTTTGATGATATCTGAAGAACGCTGAATAAATTCCTTCTTGACTTGATCAAACTTAGCCTTAGACTCGCGAACGAGTTTAACTTTAGTTTCAGCAAGATCTTTCTTGTCTTGATAGAACTCAGCAATTTCTTTCGAAAGTGCATTGACAATAAAGGATTCTAAACGAGCGAAATTTTCTGCTACTTTTCTACGATCTTCGTGAAGTTCTGCAATCTCTTTTTTAAGATTATTAAAAACAAATGCTTCCATTGCTTTTGAATCATCTTTCATTTTTGCCGCATACTTTGCACGGGCTTCGATCAAACCTTGACGGTCTTCTGCGAATTCGGAAAGTTCTGCTTGTAGACGGTCTGAAAGCATCTTTTCGATCGCTTCAACCATCGTTGCCTTATCATGCTCATATTTCTGAGCAAATTCTTCACGTAGTTGTTGAGTAACTTGATCACGGTTTTCTTGAATTCTGCTATTCCAAGCATTTTCAATTTCCGATTTGATTTCTTCGGAAATCACATTGTTTTCAAACAGTTGTTTTACGATGTCTAGCATGTGATTCTCCTACTGTTAATTAAGTTTAGAGATAATTCTCTTTAAACTTTCTGCTATGTAACGCTGTGCCTGAGGATCGCCTTGAACTTCTTTTGCTATTCTAAATGCCTGATAACCACCTGTATTATTCATCAAGTGTTCATAAACTGGTGTTGGATATGCTCCCGGGGCGCTGGGTTGTGCTACCACATCCACTGTGACTATTTCAAAACCTTGGACATTACCGTTGTTGTCAACTTCGCCGCTGCCCCTGCTTGAAACACCTAACTTAACTCCTGACTCCAACATGGTCTGAATTAACTGACCCATTGGAGTAGGAAGGATTTTAAGTTTTCCGTAGCCGTTTGGACCGTCCATCCACATTTTTGTAATCATGTGACTGACACGGTCTAGGTTAATTTTTAAATCTTGTGGATGATCAACTTCGCCTAGAACTGAGTATCCGCCAGAGATCTGTTCGTTGAGCGTCTTGACAGCCCTGCCAATTTCCTGAGAAGAATATACACGTTGATTTGCATTACGGATATCACCTTGGATGCAAATCCCGTTAAGGTGCAAGGACTTACCGCCCTTGCCGTCCTCTTCGCTCTCAAGAACAATCTTAGCCTGGTCAAAACTCAAATGTTCTGAAAGGGTTGATTTCATCATTACCTATTACCTACGACCACGGAAAAGACTTTGCTTGTTATCTGCTGATTCTGCAGATCCCTTTTTCTCAGCACCATGTCCTGGCTCTTTCTTGCTGAAAGCATTACCTGCTTTACCGCCTGGAACATTGATGTTGCCTGTGTTCATATCTTGTGGCTTGCCTTTGGTAAGACCGTTGCCTTTTAGTGCTCCGGTTTCTGAACCAGTTGCGCCATCGCGACCACTTACGATATTAGCAGTTGTACCGCCCATATCATTTTTCATGTTATCGATAGTAGACTTTTTATTGTCTGCTGTTTCTGCTTTGCCTTTTTTCTCAGCACCGTGACCGTCGCTGACTTTTTCTACGTATTCACGAACTGTGGCCATTTCTGGTTCAAAAGCGTCTTTCATTTCGCCTTCGCCTTCTTCGCCACCCATGCCGTGTTCACCGGCTTCCATACCTTTTAGTTCGTCAAACTTTGCTTGTAGTTCGTCAACGATAGCATCTAAATCTTGGAATAATTCGTCTTCGGATCTTTCTTCGCCTTCGCCTTCTTCGTCGCCCATTTCCATATCGTCTAGAGCATCGTCACCTGCGTCTGCACCCATGTCTTCTTCGTCATCGCCTTCGATAGCGATTTCGTCAAAGTTTTCATCCATTTCTTCGTCTTCTTCGTCTTCTTCTGAAGATTCATCTAAATCTTCGTCTTCTTCTTCAGAATCTTCTGCTGCGGCTTCGTCGAGGTCTTCTTCCTCTTCGTCTTCTTCTGCTGCTTCTTCAATTTCTGAATCGATTAAACTTTCATAAATCTCACGAGATTTCGCAACTACGTACTCGTGGAATAATTCTTCTGCTTTGGTAACATCGTCGTTTACCAAATGTTCGAGCATTTGCTCAATTTTTTTATCGGCCATGTTTTTTCTCCTCAAGTGAATTGGGCTGTATGTTATTTACATAAAGATGTAAAAAGGGGTGTTAAATGGTAGTTTTTTGATTGATTGCTTGATCGTAAATACAGCCCGGAAATAAATCTCCAAACTGTGTATAGTTTATATGCTGTAGATTACGTATTCCTTCTAGTCTATCCGGTATAAAATTACCTTCTTCTACTACTCTATAAAAGTTAACTTTGGACCATTCTCTAATGATTCTTTCAGTTTGACTTAACCAGTTACCAAAGTATGTGGCCACATCTGAACTTTTTTTGTAATTGTATGTATCCGCATATACATTGTTAAACTTACCCGATGCACCTTGATAATCAAAACCAAAGATGTACACATCTTTATGTCCTCGCTCTACAGCCATATTCAGTGCTGTAGGGCCAGAACTCCAACCTTTATGCGGATTAAAAAAGTTAATACAATGCTTGGTACTAACACCTTTATTAGGATTAGTCCATACTTGATGCGTTCTATGATAGCCGCTGGATATGATTTCGTTGACCATTTTTACGTCAACTGCTATTAGAAAATCGGGTTCAAATTCTCGGTAAATTGCATTACA